AGGCCGAACTCCATCTTCACGCATACTTGGTTGCCCTCGTACTTGACGATGGTCACCGGCTCCAAGTCACCGCACGGGAACTTGATGAAGGTCATTTCTTCTTGGTGGCCTGCGCCTCCAGCATCTGCTGCTTGATGACAGCCAGTTCCTCTTTGCGCCACGGCTCGGACAGCATCTCCAGTAGCTTGGCGGTCTCGACCGGCACCACCACGGATGCTTGGTGGCCCAGCACCATCAGCGTATCCATCCAGATGTCGTAGCCCGCCGCCCGTGCTAGGTCGCAGAAGCCAAAGTCCTCCGAGATGAAGGCATTGGGCTCGTCGTAACGGATCGTCAGTTCCCGCTCGATGCGTGCGCGCAGCGCCTCATCGTTCTTCACCTCGGACAGCGCCGCCCAGATCTGCTTCATCCGATGCTCTGGCGTGTTCCTGCCCTTCAGCTCCATCGGGAACAACTCCGGTACGAGCTTGGGCGCCTTGTTCGGGTCCACCAGCATGGCAACCCGGTCCACATTCGCCAGGGCGATCTTCTTGAAGACGGGTACTTTGATCTTGGAGAAGCCGATGCTGGCCCGCTCGACGCGCTGCAAGCCCGCCTCATCCGGTTCCTCGCCCTTGATCGGATGGACGTGCCAATGCGTGTTAAGCGAACGCGACGAGTAGACTGCCGTCACGATGTCCCGGTCATGGCTGATCAGCCGCATGAGCGCACTGGCGGTCACGTCCTCACCATTACGCTGGGCCAGCACGTCTTTGTCCCAGAAAATCAGCTCATCGAACTTCTGCTCCACCGCGTAGTGGGCGATCTCGTTGCGGGCAATCTGCACCGCTGGCCCGTCCAACAGGATCCAGTCCAGCTTCACGTCAGGTATCTCCGCCGTCACCATTTGCAGACTGGTGCGGAAATAAGACTTGGGGATGTCTCCCTTGAGTGGTGTGCCGATGAGGATGCGTTTTTGGGCCATGCGAGTACATGAAAACCACAGTTGCAGCGCGTGAAACACCAAACCTGCCCTATCTATAGGTTATTAGATCCGTTAATACCTGATATATTGGTCGTTAAGCGTGTTGTCTGGCGTTATGGAACAATTAAGTGTGCGTTATGGTCACAAAACGAGCGGTGGATGAGTGGTTGATCGAGCCGGACGTGGAAGGCGTACGGGAATACGCACGCTTGAGCATCTACGCCGAGCCGGAAGGGCTGAACATTGACGGCCAGGGGCTGATTCCGTGGTCCCAGTTGGAGTCCAGCCGCCTCACCTACGCAGTCAGGATGAAAAAGCGCCATGCAGCTCGCTGACCGCTACTACGCAGACGATTTCAAGCCCGATTTTGGCATCCCGTGGATCGCCAACCCGCCCGATGCGGAGCTGTTGAGCTGGCCGCATGACAAACTCGCCTCGTATCTGGCATTTCGGGAGCAGCGGAACAAGGAGGCGTTGGAAAACCCCGTCGGTGCAGGCTGGATTCTCCCGTCTTGGCAGACGGTGATGAACAACTGGGGCAAGTACACGAACCACATCATTCTGGGCGGAAATCGCTGCTTACGCGGTGATACGCTAGTGTACGATCCGGTACTAAACATTAGTCGCCGGATCGACAGCATCAAAGGAAAGCACCACGTTTATGCGTGGGACGGCGGCACGCGCATCATAGCAGAGGCTGAAGAGCCGTTTCAAAAGCCTCCTGGTGCGATGCGGGAAGTTTGGCTTTCAACTGGTCAACGATTTGTCGCTTCTCTTGAGCATCGCGTGCTTTTGGCAGACGGTACTTGGCGCTCCGTTGAAGAACTGCGGCTAGGGTCCGCGCTCTTCCATCCTCGCTCCATTTTGGACAACGGCCAGCAAGATCGACTCGGAGATGCTCTGCGTTTGAGCCAAACACGATCAGGTTCTCCAGCCGATTGTCGCTGCGATTGCCATTTATGTGATGAACTACTTCACGAGGCTGAAGGAATCTGCCTAAATGCTTCTCCATTACAAGGCGGTGTTCCCATACGTACTTCTGCTTCCGAAAATACCCGCCGTTGGCTCGCGCAGCTCGCTTTTGATTTACAGCAACGCAAGTTGGGTGCTCTGGGCAGAATACTTTCACGTATCCCAGTCTGGAAAAGATTTTACCGCCTTGCCACTCTGGATGACCTTCGCCGGCACGCGGACCTGTTCGCTGGCATTGAATGCCATGCTTCTTGCAAACCTTGTAAACCAATTTTGGCGTTATGCGACCATCCAGCGTTTGCTGAAGGTGTGAAGCGATCTGTTGCTGTGTCTGGCCTTCAGCAATCCAATCGCGAATCTTCTGAACAGGATACTCAATCGCATTATGGCGTGGCATACGTCACTGGTATTAGATCAGCGGGAATAGAAGTCAAGTGGGATATGACTGTTACCTCCTACGGTAACTACGAGGTAGCAGGCGTAATTCACCACAACTCCTCAAAATCCATGATCGCCAGCCGCCTCTGCGTGTGGGCGGCGGGTACGATCCCCGGTGCGGAGGTCCGCGCCTACCACGTCAACGAGGATCGCAGCATTGAAGACCAGCAGCGGATGGTCTGGGACGCCTTGCCGCTCGGCATCCGCAACCTACCGACCAAGAAAGGGTTGAACCACAGTGTCCAGTACTCGCAGAAGAACGGTTTTACTGATAACATCTGTATCCTGCCTCCTGTTAATGGTTTCCGCCGTGGTGGCAGTATTAAGTTTAGTAACTACCGCAGTTACCAAGCTGATGCACAGGTAGCGGAGGGTTACCGCGCCCACTTGATCTGGTGCGACGAGGAGTGTCCCCAGAAGATGTTTGAAACGCTCCAGTACCGGACGACCGACTACCATGGACGCATCATCCTCACGTTTACTACTCTCACAGGCTGGACACCTCTGGTACAGGACATCCTTGGGAAGACTCGTACCATTGAAAAGCGATTTGCCCCGCTGGTGGGTCGAGACCTACCAGTCGTCCAAGAGTCCCTTTCCCGACCGGGAACTGTTATCTACTATTTCTGGACTGAAGACAACAGCTTCATCGACACCTCCGACTTCCGAAACAAGTTGCTCGGGCGCTCCAAGGATGAAGTCTTGGCCCGTGCATATGGCGTACCTACCAAAAGCATCACTAGCGTCTTTCCTGGCTTCAATAAGGACGTTAATGTCATACCTCACGAAAAGATGCCGTGGCTCAACAACGTGGACTACAATGTCACACGTTACATGGCGCTGGACCCAGCAGGGTCCAAAAACTGGTTCATGCTCTGGGTCGCGATCGACGCCGCCGGAACATGGTGGGTCTACCGAGAGTGGCCCGACTACGACGATTGGGCCTTGCCCGGCAGCGGAGTCGAAGGAAAGCCCGGCCCCGCGCAGAAGGGCAGCAAGAAAGGCATCAACGACTACGTTGAACTCATCAAGCACTGCGAGCAGGGGGAAACAATCTTTGAGCGGTTCATCGACCCGCGTCTTGGGGCGGCGGAAAAGCAGTCAGCCGAAGGCGCCACCACCATCATAAGCGAGCTGGATGACGCCGGCATGGTCTTCCAGCCCGCACCGGGTGTGGAGATCGAGAATGGCATCCAACTCATCAACGGGCTCTTGTCCTACGACGAGAAGCGCCCGTTATCGGCGCTGAACGCCCCAAAGCTGTACATTAGCGACCGCTGCCAGAACCTGATCTACTCGTTGCAGGAGTACACGGCCAAGGGAGGTAAGGACGAGGCGACCAAAGACCCAATCGACTGCCTGCGTTACCTTTGCGTCTCCAACTGCGAGTTTGTGGACCCCCACGCCTCCGAACAGGTGGACGACCGGACTTGGAGCTATTGATTGCTTGCGCGTCTTTGTGATTGCGCCCATTAGGTGCGCTCATCAAGCCCATGAGTTCCATCGACGGCAACGCCACTTCCGTTCCCCCTGATCCCGGTCTCCAGTTAGCTCCTCCCGAGAACAAGGGGCCGGACTTCAACCTTCTCAAGAAGGCGTTTGAGGATTGTGTGCGTGATAACCAGCCGTTCATCGACCAATGCCGGCTGAACTACGAGACGCGCTACGCGATCTGGAACGGACAGTCCGCTGACGGCAAGAAACACGCCCGCGAGGGCAGCAAGGTCAGCCCGACGCCGTGGGATGGTGCGAGTGACCTCCGCGTTTTCCTTGTCGATAACATCATCAACAAGAAAGTCGCCATGGAGTGCATGGCGTTCAAGCGGGCCAACCTTACCGCCGTCCCCGTAGGCGCGGAGGACGGTGCTCGTAGCCAGTTGGTCAGTAACTTCATGCGCTGGCTGATCCAGACGCAGATCCCGGAGGTGGAGCGCGAAGTCGAGATGTGCTCCAACTACATGAACGAGAAGGGCGTGGCCGTCATGGGCCAGTTCTGGGAGAAGCGTCGAGAGAAAGTTTTGGTCAACGTCCGCGTGCAGGACTTGCAGCAGCAGTTCCCGAACATCGACATCGTGGCGCTGATCGAGGACAAGAGCGCGGCGGATGATCTGAAGGCGATCTTCCAAGAGCAGTACGGCGCCTCCAAGGACAAGGCCGCCCGTATGCTGCGCGAACTGCGCGACAAGGGTGAGACCAGCGTGCCGATGGACGGCCCCGAGCGTTCGTATCCCGTCATCCGTGCGTTCAATCTGGACGAGCATGTCTTCATTCCGTCGTTCTCGACGGATCTGGAGCGTGCGCCCGGCATCTACCGCGTGGAGTACTTCACCGCCGAGCAACTGCGGGCGATGGTCAACACGGACGGCTGGGACGAGCAGTGGGTGGAGGCCGCGATCCAGAAGGTGCGCGGCAAACTGATCAGCATGTCTCCCAGCGAGTACATGCAGCCGATTTCCCGCTCGTTCGTCTACACGCAGCAGCGGTTCACGGATCGCATTGGTGTCGTCTACGCTTATCAGCGGTTGTCCGATGAGGACGGCACGCCGGGCATCTACTGCACGGTGTTCAACCCGATGCTGCCGCCCGACCAGAACCACGATGGTTGCGCGAAGACCGGTCTTCTTGGCTACGCCCACGGCGAGTATCCATTTGTTCTGTACAGGCGCGAGTACTTGAGCCGTAAGCTCCACGATTCCCGTGGTCTGCCCGAGCCGGGCAAACCGTGGCAGGATCAGATCAAGGCGCACAAGGACTCCCGCATTGACGCCGCCTCCCTCGGCATCCTCCCGCCCATCTGCTACCCGCAGGGCCGCCCGCCGGGCCGTTGGGGTCCAGGTGCGATGATTTCGGAGCGGCGTCCGAACGAGTACCACTACGCCGACCGTCCGATACCGGACATGAATACGGACAAGTCCGAGCAACTGCTGGAGACTTCGTTCAAGGAGTACAACGGCTTTGCCAGCCGCGAAGGCGATCCCGCCATCGACCCGATCTACAACCAGTTTGAGGTCGATAAGTTCTTGGGCTGCCTCGCCAAGAGTTTCCGCCAAGTGTGGAAGCTCTACAAGCAGTACGGCATGGATCAGGTCACGTTCCGCGTGATGGGCGTTAAAGACCCCAACTTCCAGCTCTTCAACAAGGGCGACGTGAACGAGGAGTTCGACTTCTACCTCGCGTGGGATGTGCAGTCGCCGGACTTCAAGCGCATGAGCGAGAAGTGGACGGCGATCATCCAAGCCGCGCAGTCCCTCGACCGCGAAGGCGTCATCGACTGGTCCGCCCTCTGCACCGCGTTCGTGTCCACCATCGACCCGAACATTGCCGAGCGCATCATCCGTCCCGCGCAGCAAGGCCAGCAGCAGATCGTGCAGGACGAGCAGCAGGATCTGGCGCAGATCTTCGCGGGTATCCCGAAGAACATCAAGCCCGGCACTCCGCCGCAGATCGGCCTCCAAGTCATCCAGCAATACCTGCAACAGCCCGATGTTCAGCAGAGGTTTCAACAGGATCAGCCGTTCCGCGAGCGTCTGGAGGCGAGAGCCAAGCAGTACCAGTTCCAGCTCCAGCAGCAGCAGAACGCTGTCATTGGACGCCTCGGAGCGCAGATGCCAGGGCCGATGCCCGCCACCACTAGCACATGAAGAAACGCCGCGATCCGAATCTGACGTCAGCCGAGAAGTTTGGCCGGCTGCGTCAGGCGATGTTCCGTCTCGTTGGTAACGATGCCTTCCAAGATTTCGTGGAGGAGCTGCGCGAAATGCAGCACTCCACGATGATCGACCTCTGCGCTGACGCCGTGGTGAAGGACGAGCGGATGACGCTCGCCGCCACGGGTGAACTGCGGGCATACTCGCAGATCATCGGTTTGTACGATGACTTCGTGCAGCAGCAGATGCAGCAGGCGGAAATCGACGCCGAGCAGCGGGCTGGATAAGCGTTGTTACTACGGCGAGTAGCGCCGCTAATAATTCCTGTTGACAGATGGGTGCGTGAATCGCACCCGTAGCGTCACTTGGCATCCGCTAGGTAGTTCTTGGGACTCAAACCCATGCCCAAAGTTCTTGGGACTTAAACCCATGCCTAACGAAACAGTTGAAACGGCTCCTTCACAGCCCGCTGATGTGGCTCCGGCCACGGAGGCAAAAAATGATGCCCCGAAAAAGAGCAACTTGAGTGTCGCGCAAGCCGCGCAACGCCTCCTCAACATGGAGGCGGAAAACGCGAAGGCCCAACGACAGGCTGAACAAGCTGCTCCGGCGCGGGACCAAGCGCCAAACGATTCAGCCAACCCAGATGAGGCTACCGCCGAGTCTGCCGAGCCAAGCCAGCAGGCGGAAACGCCCGAAGGTGAGGCCGACGTTCCTTCTCAAGACGATTCCACCGAAGACGCCAAGACCGAGAAGAAGATAGAGAAGCGTATCGGGAAAGAGATTGCCAAGCGCAGAGCTTTGGAAGCCCAAGTGGCGGAATTGCAGGCGCAACTGACCCAAAAGGCCAGCCAACCCGAGCAAGCCGCCCAACCTGCACCCGCCCAGCCGTTGCCCAGCAATGTGCCGTTGGCGCAGATTGAGGACTTCCAGTCGCTCCAGACCTTGAGAGATCAAGCGAAGGAGGCGAAACGCTTTGCCCAAGAGCAACTCGACCGGGATGATTTCGAGCCTGTCCGCGTGGGTGATACCGTGCTAGGCAGACCCGAACTCAAGGCGATCCTCCGTAACGCGGAGAAGACCCTTGATGATGATATTCCCGCCCGAGCGCAGTTCCTGACGCAAAAGCAGGAGGCGCAAAAACTTGCTCATCAGATGTTTCCATATCTGAAGAACAAGGAAACGCCCGAGTATGTCCTCGCCCAGCAAGCATTGTCACAGATGCCCTGGATGCGGAACCTGCCCAATGCCGACTGGATCATCGGGGTGCAGATAGAGGGGTTGAAAGCCCTAGAGGCGAAGCAGAAGGCGAAACCAGAATCCAAGCCAAAGCC